CCGGTTTCTCGGCTCCATTTCCTGGACTAACAAGCCTCTCGGCCATGCCAGGATTTGGACACCCCTACGGTGAAATCAAGGAGCTAGTTACAATCACTTCCCACACGAGTGCTAATTTCGCGATCTGCCTTATTCAAGGGCTAGGTTGCGGGAGTCAGCCGTGCGAATTAACGCACGGCCGGCGGTAGTGATTGGGCGCGCGGCTCACGAGCCATAAAAATGGTTGGAGGAGCGCGACCGGGTGTTGCTGGCTGACGCCCGAAAGTTTTAGTTTCGAGTGGCTCTTCAGCCGACAATACAGGTGGAACCATCGCCTGCTTAAGTTTTTCAACTTCTGCCCAAAGTTTCTCAAGCGGGCGAGGGGGCGCCAAAACAGCATTCGGAAGCCCAGAAATAACCATCGTGGTTTCGTCAGTAAGGCGAGTGATGAAACAAACATTTGGAGCATTGTCTGTCACATTCCCTGTACTGGCATGATGTACCATGATGAAATCAAGAATGAGGTCAGTATTAGCGACATTGTGATGAATCGCCTCAGACTTAACCTCCACAATGGCAGACTGAACAAAAGGAATGTTCCAATTGCTAATCGTACCAGTGAGATCCATGTGGGAGTAGGCGTACGCAAGATTCAAAACTGCAACATCATTAAGCGGCGTCGAAATAAGCGACCCGGCAATCGGGTAAGCGGTATCACTTGAAGCCGTATTGCCGTCGTTGAAGTAGCCTTGGTAATACACAAGCCATTTCCCAACATAATTGGTCAGCGGATGGAATGTAAGGCGCATCGTAGTATGCGTTGTACTCTCCCTGGTGGTGATAATCCCATCACTGGGATTCTTTGGAAAGATAGTACCACCACCATTTTTGAGGTCGGCCCACACGCGCGGATACACGAAAGTGGCTTCAGTATTGATGCCAACATCGATAATCGCGCCAGAAATGGCGGGCAACAAAGCCTCATTTATCACTGGGACCTCAAACTCCCACTCATACTCAACCCAAAGTTCACCAACAACAGTGGAACCTCCAGGGTTCAGACGAGTAAAGAGCATAAAATGACCAAGTGCATTGAACCGGTTGTCCAA